GTCAGGGAATCAGCCCCACACGGGGCGCCTGATTTGGAGGGTAAACAAATGGCAAACGCAACATTCGGCATGGTGCTTGATCAGAGCGGGTATCACATTATTTGCGTGACCGGGTGCGCGCATCTCAACCGCTACCGCAAAGATGACGTGGCAACCTACGCAACGATTTCTGAGGCGATTGCCGATGCAGCTCACACAATGGGCGGCTATGGCGGTGAGATTCGAGATGAGGCCCATGCTCTTGCACGCATTGCAAAAATTCACCCATGCGCTCAGAGCGCATACAGCGCAAAGGTGGGTGCCTAATGAGCGGCGCACGATTCTCACACCTGTGCCAATACATCACCCGCCGCAACATCAGCGTTGCGATGGGGCGCGGGGTGCACGTGTGCAACCGCGCAGCCGATGCATTCGGTGAGGATTACTACCCCGAAGGCGCAACGCAGCCAATGTTTGTGACGATGTGCACAAAGCACGCAGACATTTGGGCAAAGAAAGCGGCACGCATCAAGCGTGCCCGAATGGTTGGAGGTGCACGATGAGCGCGAAGGTAAGCCCAACGGGTTTGTATCAATACGTGGTGAAGCAGGGCGATCGGCTCTGCGTTGATTGCATCAATGAGGTGCTTGAGGCAAACCCCGGCATGAGGCGCGATGAATGGCGCCCCGCCCGCATTGGGGATTTTGACGCTGAGGCCTGCGATGCATGCGATTGCGTGCCTGCCGCTGAGATTGGCAAGGTGATGGCATGAGCTCAGCCTTTTGGAATCTCTGTCCCGTATCTGCCCGCCACGGGTATTTGCAGGTGGTGAAGAATGCGCAGGGCGGCTTGATCGCCGTGTGCGCCAAATGCTTTGTGCCCGTGAAGGGGCGTGAAAATCTAGTGGGAGGTGCAAAATGATTTGGTATGCGATCAAGCGCGGCATTGCGTGGGGGCTGATCATCGGCGGGTATGCAGCCATTGGCATCATCGTTGGGCATCTCATCATGGTGGGATCGTGAGCGCCCTCAATCGAAGCGGGCAGCCGCTCATGGTTGACGGCCTGCGAAAGCACACGGCTTTTGAGGCGTTGCAGAGGGTTGAGCGCCGCCGGGAGCGGCAGCGCTACACGATTGCGGTTTGTTTGGCGCTCATTATTTGCGCCGTAGTGATTGGAGGGCTGAGGTAATGGCAACCTACGAATACCGCTGCAACGATTGCGGCATTTGGGTAAGCATCACCCACACCATCACAGGCAGCGTTTCGTTGAGCTGCACCCAATGCAAGGCTGAAATGGTGTTGCAAATCCCGGCGGCATCGGTGGTGTTCAAGGGCGAAGGTTGGGCAAAGAAAGATCGGAGGGGCAAGGCATGAAACACGCATCGTTTTTTAGCGGCGTAGGCGGCCTAGATTTAGGTTTTGAACGCGCAGGCATTCAAACCTTAAGTGTGAGCGAAATTGACCCGTATGCCAACGCTGTGTTGGCTGAGCGTTTCCCAAACGCCATCAATCTTGGGAGCATTACGGAGGTGAACGCGCATGAAATCCCCGAAGCAGACATTTGGAGCGGCGGCTTCCCCTGTCAGGATCTCAGCGTTGCAGGCAAGCGCGCAGGATTCGCAGGGCGCCGATCAAGCCTTGCATTTCGATTCATTGACCTTATGGCCGAACGAAAGCCCCGATGGGTGGTGTTGGAAAACGTACCGGGGCTCTTCACTTCAAACAAAGGCGCTGATTTCGGACGGCTTCTTTATGAAATGGAGCGCATCGGGTATGGCGTTTCGTGGCGAATTCTCAACGCTCAACATTTCGGAATCGCCCAACGCCGCCGCCGCGTGTTCATTGTCGCAAGTCTTGAATCTGACCGCGCCGCGCAGGTTTTGTTTGAGTGCGAAGGCGGCTGCGGGCATCTTGAGGCGAGCGAATCGCCGTGGCAAAACCCTGCCACCTACGCTGCAAGAGGCGTTGCAGGCTCTGGCAACGGGATCGGAGAGCACGCAACAGGTGAGGCGGTTGACGCCAACCGAATGCGAACGCCTGATGGGCTGGCCAGATGGTTGGACAATCGCGAAGAATTGGAAACGCTAGGGGCTGACATTCACCGCACCTTGCAAGCCCGTGATTGGAAACCGGGCGTCAACAATCAAGACATTGCCGCCCTCAGCCGTGGTGAAGGCTTTTTGGTTGGGTATCAAACCCGCGTTGATGAAACCAACGGCAGCTTCACCCTCAATGAGGTTGACATTGCCAACAGCCTTTCAGCGCTCTGGCCTAGCGATAGCAGCCACCGTTCGATGACGTTGATTCAGGCGCCAAATGAAACGGTGCTTTCATTCCCCTCACGCTTTGGGGCAAATGCGCAGGTCACCGAAGGGCAGGCGCAATCCTTTGCGCATAGTGCCGGGGCACCTGCCGTGTTTAGAAAGGCAGCCCGTGCGCAAACGGCTGAGGATTCTGAAACATGGGTTGAGGGTGAGGTGGCAAATACCCTGAACGGCTTTGACGTGGGCGACACGCGCACCACCCATGCCATTCTAGGTGGCACCGAAGAGCCCGATGATCTATTGCCGATCGGGTTGGATTCACACCGCTACCGCACCTGCGGCAATGGTGTGGTTGCCCCGGTTGCCGAATGGATCGGGCGCAGAATCGTAGAGGTGCACCGCCGATGGCAAAAAGAGGCCTAAAACATGACCAAAAAAGGCGTGCGCAAACACGGTGGGGTATGGCATCAAAGCGAGCTTTGCCCTGCATGCGTTGAAGGATTCGATGCGGTTGAGCCGTATGAAGATTGGACAGGTGAGGGGGTTGAATGTTCAAGGTGTTGGGATAAGCGCGAAATTTGCAAAACGTGTGAAGAATTTGAAGCAAGAATTTAAGAGGTTTGAAATGGCAAAGGCATTTGAATTTGTGAGGGCTGTGCAGCGCTCTGAGGCGTGGCATGAGCTGCGCCGGGCAGGGCTTGGGGCTTCAGACATGGCAGCGGTCATGGGCGTGAGCCCGTACCGCACGCCCTATCAATTGTGGGCTGAAAAAACAGGCACCGTGCCACCTCAGGTGGTTGGGGCAGCGGCCCACCGCGGCGTGATCCTTGAAGATGCCGTGGCGCACTACTACGAAATTGAACGGGGCGTGAAGCTCCGCAAATCAAATGGCATCGTGCGCTTGAAAAGGCACCCGCGCATCATGGCAAGCCTTGATCGAACGATTGCGGGGCAGCCAGAGGGCATCGTTGAAATCAAAACCTCAGCCTCACCACGTTGGAGCATGTACCCGGTACCGCCTGAGGTAGTGGTGCAGGTAAATACCCAAATGGGGATTGTTGGGGCTCAATGGTGTGACGTGGTGGCGCTCTTGGGTGGTTTGGTGTTCAAGATTGAGCGGGTGCAATTTGACCCTGAGCTTTGGGCTGAGATTCAGCGAAGCGCCATGCTCTTTCTTGAGGCCGTAGATACCAAAACGCCACCCGCAATGGAGGCGCTAGATGCTGCCGCCTATGCGATGGCAACGCCTCAGGCTAGTGACGTGATCCTGACCGCCGATGAAAAGATTGAGCGTGTGTATGAGCAGCTCAGGGAATGCAATACCGAATTGCATTTCTTGGAGCAGAAAAAGGGCGCGTTGGAAATGATCATCAAAGAGGCGATCGGTGAAAACGGCGGCATTGCGGGGGGCAATTGGGCAATCTATTGGCGCCAATCCCGCCCAACGCAGGTGATTGATTGGCAGGCGATTTCGGAAAACCTGCAAGCGGTTGCCCCACAAACCTTTGATGAGGCGTGCAAGCGCTTCACCAAAGAAAAGCCGGGCACGCGCCGATTCATCGTGCGTGATGGTGGCACCAATGATTGATTACGTGCCGAAGGGCGAGATGGTGACCCTCACGCAGGCTGAATTTGAAGCCGCGTGGGCGGTGGGTGAGGCGCGTGACGCGGCCAATGCAGGGGTGGGCGATGCGCGCCACTATCAGGGCATTGACCGCACCAAAGCCGATGATTCGCTGACCTCACATTGCGTGGCTGCGGTTGCCGAATACGCCGTTGCGAAGCTCACGGGGCACCGGTGGCACGGGTTGGCTTGGAGCCGTGACGATCACGGCGCCCATCGCAACGATCCTGACGTGGGGCAGCGCATTGAGGTGCGCCGTATCCTGAAGCCCAACAATGGGTTGCAGGTGCGAGAGCGTGAGATTGCACGCGATCGAATCATGGTGCTTGCCTACCCATTGCCCCTGTCAGGCTATCGGGTGGTTGACGTGATCGGTTGGATTGAAGCCCGCGAAGCGCAACAGGTGATGGAGGTGACGCAATGGGGCAATAGGGTGCCGCAACGGTTTCTGAAGAGCATCAAAGCATTGAAAGGAGAATTCACACATGCCGAAGCACGCTGAAATTCTGGCCGCATTGGCGGCACCATTCCCGCCTGAGGTAATCAGGCACCGCCCCGGCGTAGGTGGGCGCGATCTCACATGGGTTGACGCCCGCACCGTTGCCGCACGCCTTGATGAGGTGTTGGGCATTGATGCTTGGGATTTCGCCTGTGAGCCCGTGCGCGATTCCAACACCGTGGTAGGTATGCTCACCGTTCGATTTCCCGATGGCAGCGTGGCACGCCGTCAAGATTTCGGGTACGAAACGGGCGGCAGCGGCGAGAGCCTCAAAGAGGCAGCCTCCGATGCCCTCAGGCGCTGTGCAAGCCTGTTTGGGGTGGCACGGTATCTCTACGCAGGTGAACGGGCCTCAGCGCCCCGCATTTCAGCCCCTGCGTTGAAGCCTACGGCAGCCCCTGCCCCCGTGTCAGCGCCCGCAGGGCATGAAACGGTGGTGCTCAAGGCTGCGCAGCTCTTCGCTGAAGGGGAATGCCCCGATCATCGGGAGCCGTGGCAGCGAAAGCCGGGCGGCGTATCAAAAACCACGGGCAAAACGTATGGCGCTTTTTGGGCATGCTCTGGCCGCACCGATGGGCAATTTTGCAAGCGTAAGCCTGCGATCGAATGGGTGAACGCGCAGGCGGCAGCGCCTATCGGTGAGCCTGAGCGCTCTGAGGTTGACCTTGAGAGCCTGCCCTTTTAGCATCACGCATTCACGGGGGCGGCAGGGCATTGCCGCCCTCACCAGATTGGAGGAATAGAGCATGAGCCTATGGATCAAATGGGAAGCCAACGCCCACAAAGATGACAAGATTGCGAGCCTCACCGATACCGAATTTCGGGCATTCATCACCGCCATTTCGGAGGCAAAGCAGCTTCGGAGCGGCGGCATCTTCAAGAGCCGTGAGCATTTGAAGGCGTGCATCGGTACCCGGTACGGCAAGGCGATCAGCGGCCTCATTACGAAAGGGCTGTTGGGGATCGATCAAGCCGGGATCGTTGCCATTTTGGGTTGGCATCGGTATCAGGTTGACCCCACTTCAACCCAACGTCAGGCCGCGTTCACGGCACGGCGCCGTTCAGAATCGGCGGGGTTGACGGAAACGAAACGCCCTAGAGAGAGAGCAGAGATAGAGCAGAGAGAGAATAACCCCCTAACCCCCTTGAGCGCAGGCGAGATTTTGCGAAGGGTGATGCCATGAGAAACGTTGCATTGATGGGTAGAGCAGGCACAGGGAAAACCACATTGGCGCAAATGCTATGTGAGCGGGGCACCTACGATCGGGTGGCCATTGCCGATTCGATCAAGCAGGTGGCACGGCTTGCCTTTGGCACCTATGACAAAGAAACCAAATACCCGCAACACCAATTGGGCTTGAGCACGCTAGTGACAGGGCGTGAGCTTGCACAAAACATTGGCGCTGCCTTGAGGCAAATGGATTCCCTGTTTTGGCTTCGGGCATGGAAGCGCCGGGTAGAGGGGCGTGATCCTGACGGCACCCGATGGGTGGGCGATCCTCACCTGTGGGTGTGCGATGACGTGCGGCTTGACGCTGAACGGGCATTCATTGAGGCGTGGTATCCCGATACCCTGTTTGTGCGATTGGTGCGGCCTCAGGCAGGCGATCCTGAGCCGTGGCAATTTGACATCACCGAAAGCCGGGCGGGTGACCTGCCCGCTGAATTGGTGCTTGACACGCAGGCGCTAACGCCCCAAGAATGCCTGAGCGCTATTCTTGGCGCCATGAATGGAGGTACGAAATGAGCGAGCTAGGCGATCTACAAATGATGGCGGAGATGGTGGGCTTTCGGTACGCCAATTGTGCCATTGACACGGTGAGCGGGCGCGTCAGGCTTGCCTGTGAGGATTATGACGGCAACACCCTCACCGCTGAGGGTGACAATCTCAACGATGCCATGAGCGGCATGATGGCGCGCTTGGGCGCGATCATTGAAGCAGGGCAAGCCTGATGGCGGGAGTAAAGGCAAAGCGCGGCGGCCCATCGTTGCCCCCCCGTTGGAGCGTCACCGATTGCACCGAATGCGGCAAGAGCATTGAGGTGGCCGATGCAAAAAAGCCAACCTTCCCGGCACAGCGCGTGAAGGTCATCACCTTCAACGGTGCAAAGGGCAACGCACGGTTTCATTGGCGCCACAAAGGCTGCGTCAAATGACCGGGCTTGCCGTTGCATTGATGGTGGCGCACGCAGCCATTGGGTTGATGATGGCTTGGATTGGGCTCACCGATCGAAGGGCAAACCTGCCCATCGTCACGGTGTGGTTTGCAATCAGCATGCTCACGGCCATGACGCTTGGGGTATTGGCACGATGACGCGCCTCAACGATCTTGACGTTGACGCGCAGAATGCAGCCCGCCGCAGGGGGAAGAATAATAGGCAAAGGGGCAACGGGCTTGAAAGGCGCATTGCCGCTGAGCTCACCGAAGCAGGGTTGGCAGGTGAGCGCGTGGGGCAATACGGGGGGAAGGTTGACGCCCGCGGCATCGGCATCATCATCAGCGCCAAGAAAGGTGGTGCCTATTCTGAGCGCTATGACAAATGGCTAAATGAATTGAAGCCAAAGGCTGATGAGGTGGCAGCGCTAGTAATTGAAGATGCGCCCGGCTCAGGCATCAAAGCGCGCCGCATGGCCGTGATCTCATGGCAGGCGTTGATCGAGCTGCTACAAAGCAGGGAGGGCACCAAATGAAAATCGCATGGGTAGTGGCGCTCATCGTTGCGCCATTCACAAACCCTGTGCCAACGGGTGAGCCCGTGGCACCGCTGCCAACCGTGGTGGCCGATCAACCCGCCGTGCCGCTTGGCTATTTCGTAGGCGATGCCACATGGTATGACGCTGACCGGGGCAATCTCTCAACGTGGTACACCCGCGCAGGCATCACGCTCTACGGCGCCATTGGGCCTGAGGTGCGGGCATTCAAACAACACTATTGGCGCACGTCATGGAAC